TGCCATTCGTGGTGATAAATAAGAATAAAGAAGACCACAGGGAGTAAACGACAGACATGTCACACGATATTGAACAAATGAAGGCTGCGCTGAATGGTGGCGGCGACAGGTCGGCTAAGTTTGAGGTTCGTATGACCCTCCCGGCCGTAGCTGCCGGCGACGCCGCTGCGACTGAAAAGCTCACATTCACCTGCTCGGCGGCCTCAATCCCGCCGATGATCATCGGCAACATTCCAGTACCCTACTTCGGCCGCACGATCAACGTGGCCGGTGACAGGCAGTACCCTGAGTGGGTGATCACCGTCATCAACGACGAGGACTACCTCGTTCGTCGAGTCATGGAGCAGTGGTCCCATCGCATCAACACCGCTCGCACCAACGTCACGACCGCGCCGTTCACGGCGTCCCCGAACTCCTACAAGACGGACGGATGGATCTACAAGTACGGCAAGGAGGGCGGCGCCCCTCTCCGCGTCTACAAGTTCGTAGGCCTCTGGCCTTCCATGGTTGAGCCGATCGAACTCAATTGGGCCGATCGCGACCGCATCGCTGAGTTCCGTGTAGTCTTCCAGTACGACTACTGGTCCAACGATGTCGACATCCTCGAGGGCGACGGGTCGTCCCAGATCCTCGTCTAAGAAAGTAGGTTAGCATGCAACTTTTCGGCTATCAGCTCGTCCGCCGCGACAAGGCGGAAGAGGAGAAAGAAAAAAGGCCGTCATTCGTTCCACCAGCTCCGGATGATGGCTCTGCGATCGTCGCAGAGGGAAATTTCTACGGCACATTTTTTGATTTAACGGGCCAAGTCTCCTCGGAAGCCGACCTAATCACCAAATACCGTCAGATGGCGCAGTACCCAGACGTGGACTACGCCATCGACGACATCGTCAACGAGGCGATCACGCTCGACGAGGACGACGTCGTCAAGGTGAACCTCGACGGTTTCGAGAAGTCCTCGGTATTCTCCAAGAAGGCCGTCCAGGACCGCATCCACGAGGAGTTCAAGAACATCCTCGAGCTGCTCGACTTCAACAACAATGCCTACAAGATCTTCCGCGCCTGGTACATCGACGGCCGCATATACTACCACGTCATCATCGACGAGAAGGTTCCTGAAGAGGGCATCAAGGAACTTCGAAACGTTGACCCGCGCAAGCTGCGCAAGGTCAAGGAGGTTAAGCGAGTCCGTGACCCACAGAATATCGCCGTCAACCTCGTTCAGGTCAAGTCTGAATACTACGTCTTCAGCTCCACCGGATTCGGCGCAGCACCCATCAACCAGAACAACTTCCAAAGCGCAATGGACGGAGCCATCTACGGACTCCGAATCGCCAAGGATTCTGTCGTCTACGGCCACTCTGGACTCCTTGATGAGAACAACGTCATGGTTCTCTCATACCTCCACAAGGCCATTCGTCCGCTGAACGCCCTGAAGGCTCTCGAAGACTCACTGGTCATTTATCGATTCGTACGCGCACCTGAACGTCGCATCTTCTACATCGACACGGGTTCTATGCCGCGTCAGAAGGCCGAGCAGTACATCCGCGACATGCAGGCCAAGCACAAGAACAAGCTGGTGTACGACCAGTCGAACGGACAGATCAAGGATGATCGCCGGTTCATGACTATGTTCGAGGACTACTGGCTGCCACGTCGTGAGGGTGGCAAGGGTACCGAGATCGATACTCTCCCGGGTGGCCAGAACCTCGGTGAGCTGGGCGACGTCGAGTACTTCCAGAACAAGCTGTACCGCGCACTCAACATCCCGGTCTCACGCATGAACCCGGAGACATCGGGCTTCACCTTCTCGAAGGCCGCTGAAATTTCCCGCGACGAAGTCAAGTTCTCGCGCTTCATCGATCGTCTGCGTCGTCAGTTCTCGATGATCCTTTTCGAGCTGCTCTCCAAGCAACTTGTCCTCAAGGGCGTCATCGCCAAGGAGGAAATCCCCGAGCTCTACCGTGGAGCCTTCTTCGAGTTCGCCTCGGACAACCACTTTGCAGAGGTCAAGGACAACGAAATCCTGTCCCGCCGCATCGAAGTGGCCAAGGACATCCAGGACTTTGTCGGCAAGTACTTCTCCCACGACTACGTTCGAACCAAGATCTTCAAGCAGACCGAGGACGACATCGAGCAGATGGACGAGGAGATCGAAGAGGAAAAGACCGACGAGAGGTACGAACCGAACCCGATGGGCGGCAACGGTATCATGACCAACGACCCGACGTTCGGGGCGGACGCAGTGGGCGGCAACCCAATGATGCCCGCAGCCATGCCGAACGGAACGATTCCGGGTCAACCCCAGGCCGGCGCAGCCTCCAACCAACCGCCTGCGACACCCCAACAAATCAACAGTTCTATAAATAGTTCGAATGAGGAAGTCACAAATGTCAAAGAAACTTAACGAACTGTCCAAGAAGACCCTTGGAAACTACATCGAGAAAGCTGCAGACAGCGGAGTAAAACTTCGTAATTGGAAGTTGAAATCTGATACTCGAAAAGCTGGTATTAAAACAGCAGTAAAGAAACTCACTAAGGAGGAAACTATGGCTAACGAAGACAACATCGAAGAGACCGTGGAGGAAGTATCCATGGTCGAACTTGCACTCAACGAGGACGTAACGAACCTCGCAGTGGCTTTTGATCACGGCGTTCGCGCTAAGATCAATGAGGTCCTGGGTCTAGACGACCCTGATGAGGAAGAAGTCGAAGATGACGAGGAACTCGAAGACGACGAAGCCCCAGAAGGCGAGTAACTAAGTTGTCGGTGAACGAGGACAAATACCACATTCGGGTCACCCAGCGAAGCGGCCGCGGCGGATCGCGTCAAAAGCAAACGCACGAAGTCGAAGCTAACAGCGAGCGGGAAGCACACGCCAAACTTCCTGGAGCACCTCACCACCGAACTGTTCACTGGACGATAAACGCTTCTACTCCAGCGGGCAGAGCTCGAATCGAGAGAGAGAAGCACGCCACGTACTCTACGGATAAGAATCCAAAGTACGAGCCACAGAAGCCGAACTATGTTCTGTCCACTAAGGACAGACACGAGATTCAACACAAGCGCAAGGCCGCTGGTGAGAAGTTCACCTTCAAGGAGGACTGCTCGCCCCTTGAAAAGAAGATCGAGCTGAAGGCGTTTCCAAAGACCGCTGCTCTTCTCCAGAAGATGCGCGACAAGGAGTGCGAAGACAAGAAAGTTAAGAAGGAATCAGTCAATGAAGTTACCGCACGCGGTATTGATCGGATCCAGAGGGCACAACACTCCCACGCAGTTTCAATGGGATTAGCCCATAAGCTTACTGCCGCGCTGAGAACATTCAAGAATGACGTCGTCAGGATACAGGCTTCCGGCGATTCTTCCAGGATGAAGGCGATGAAGATCGCTCGTCTAAACAAGAGGATTAACTCCCTCAAGAAAAAGAACACGGGTCGCGATGCAGTCGTAGGGCGCCAGTTTGCAAGGATCAAGGAATAACACATGCCGATCATTTCAAATAAACTTGGTAAGGGTGCCACAATCCGATACACCGCGACTGGCAACACTGAAATCAATGCTCTGTCTGTTCCATACGGCAACAACCTCGTAGGAACGGTGGCCCTCACGGCCGGTGCTGCAGCTACTGTGACTGGTACCGGCACCACGTTCGACACTGACTTCGCAGTCGGCGACTACGTCTCAGCAGTGGTCAACTCCACCGTCACCGAGCAGAGAGTCATCAACATCATCACATCCAACACCGTGATGAACGTAACTTCAGCTTGGTCTGCCGCCAACGCGTCCACCACGTACAAGAAGTCTGAGACCATTGACTACGCCAACATTCGGTCAGTCAAGTTCTCGTCCAACGGCTCGTGGACTATCGCCCGCGGAGCAAACACCATGATGGTCCTTCACGGAACAGATCAGTTCGACTTCGCCGAAGACGGCCAGTCACTCAGCGAAGACAACCGCGGCAACATCGCAGTCACCCTCTCCGCCTCCGGTTCAGGAGTCTTGATCATTGAAGTCGGCAAGAAGAGCCGTGTTTCCAACTCCTTTGTAACGGTGATCTAAGATGAAACTCATCACGGAACTCAACGAAGACGTCAAGTACACCACTGAAGAAGTGGTCGACGAAGCGACGGGTGCTAAAAAGAAGAATTTGTATATTGAAGGCGTCTTCCTGCAGTCCGGCGTCGTCAACCGTAACAAGCGCATCTACCCGACCGAAATCCTCGGTGCGGAAGTTGGGCGCTACGTCAAGGAGTACGTCGAGAAGGGCCGCGGCTACGGCGAACTCGGCCACCCGACGGGTCCGGCTATCAATCTCGACCGCGTCTCCCACATGATCAAGGGTCTAAGACAGGATGGCAACAATTTCATTGGTAAGGCTCAGATCGCTGAGACTCCTTTCGGAAATATCGCTAAGGGACTCATGGAATCGGGTGCTCGACTCGGCGTATCTTCTCGTGGGCTTGGCACACTGAAGCCGAACTCCCAGGGTATCCTCGAAGTCCAGAAGGACTTCAGGCTCGCTGCCGGCGCCGACATCGTTGCGGACCCGTCCGCACCGGACGCTTGGGTGAATGGTATTATGGAGAATCAGGAGTGGGTGTTAGACCCTTCCGGCAACTGGAGAGAGGTCGCTACGATCGTCGAATCAGTCAAGAAGATGACTAAGGCAGAGATCGAAGAGCAGGCAGTCGCCCTCTTCCAGGCCTACATGCGTAAGCTTTAACCGCTGGAAAACCCGGCAAATATAAATAGTACGAAATCTCAAGGAGAATAACAGACAATGGCTAAGATCGAAAAAGAAGCTGCTAAGGACGAGGTCAAGGACATCGTTGACATCTCCGTTCTCTTCAACGAGGACACCTCTGACGAAGCGAAGGCTTCTATCAAGAACATCTTCGAGACGGCTGTCGAAGCCCGTGCTACCGAACTCCTCCGTGACGAGGAAGCCAAGCGCGATGAGCTGGTAGCCGAACAGGTTGCTGCTGCAGTCTCCGAACTGGAAGAAAAGAACGACAAGTTCCAGGCCTACGTCGCCGAGGAATGGCTCAAGGAAAACGAGCTGGCGATGGAGTCCTCCATCCTTGTTGATCGCGCACACTCACTCATGGAAGGTCTCAAGACTCTCTTTGCAGACCACGACATCGAAGTTCCGGACGAGTCCGAAGACGTTCTCGAAGGCCTCATGGCCCGCAACGAGGAACTCGTCGAGAAGTTGAACGATGCCCACAAGACCATTATGGCCCTCACCGAGGAAGCCGAGCAGGACGAACTTGAAGTCGTTCTCGAGGAACTCGTAAAGGGTCTCACCACGACTCAGGCCGAGAAGCTTAAGACCCTCGCAGAAGGCATCCGCTACAAGGACGCCGCTGACTTCCGCAAGAAGCTGGAAGACGTCAAGGGTGCATTCTTCAAGGATGAAAAGTCCGTCACGACCGAAGCGATCGATGAAGGCGCCCTCGACAAGGAAGCTCCTAAGAGCACAGTTCATGCCGATGCCGACGCGGAAGCGATCGTCCAGGCTATGAAGAACAAGCAGCGCTAAGGGTCAACAACATATAAATAATGTTGAGATCATAAGAACAATAAGAAAAGAATACCAGGGAGAAAAACATGGATTCGGAAGCCCACAAACTGATTAACGCCAGCCTCGTCGAAAAGTGGAAGGGCGTCATCGACATGGAGGGTGAGGTTCCCCTCACTAACTTCTGGCGTCGTCAGGCCTGCGCTCAGCTCATCGAGAACACGATCGCTGAGACCAAGGGTGACCGCACTGCGCCACAGTCCCTCTTCGAAGACTCACCGACCAACAACTTCGGCGGTGGTTCAATCCAGATCCAGGACCCTATCCTGATCACAATGCTCCGTCGTTCCATGCCTAACCTCATGGCTTATGACGTAGCCGGCGTACAGCCGATGAAGGGCCCAACCGGCCTCATTTTCGCGCTCCGCGCCCTCTACACCTCAACCTCCGGCAACGAAGCCTTCTACAACGAGCCGAACACCGCGTTCTCCTCGGTTGTAGCCGGCACCAACGTTCTCGGTGAGAAGCACACCGGTACAGTTCCGGGTAACTCCACCACCGGTACAGCCAACCTGGCTGCTGACGGCCTCTACAACTTCGGCGGTGCAATGACCACCACCGAACTCGAGTCCCTCGGCTCCTCGGGTAACAACGCATTCCCTGAAATGGCGATCACGATCGACAAGATCTCGATCTCACCAGGCGGCCGTGCGCTGAAGGCCCAGTACTCGACCGAACTCGCACACGACCTGCAGATGACGCACGGTCTCGATGCAGAGAAGCTCCTCTCGGAGATCCTCTCCACCGAAATCACCGCCGACATCAACCGCGAACTCATCCGCACTATCAACGTTACCGCAAAGCGCGGTGCGGCGTCGGGCACGACCACGGTCGGCCGCTTCGACCTCGACACTGACTCCAACGGACGTTGGCTGGGTGAAAAGCTTAAGGGTCTTGCGTTCTTCCTCGACCTCGAAGCCAACCAAATCGCGAAGGAAACTCGTCGCGGCAAGGGTAACATCATCATCTGCTCCTCGAACGTAGCGTCTGCTCTGCAGATGGCCGGCGTTCTCGACTACACCCCGGCCCTCAACAACGAAGGTCTGGCAGTCGACGACACGGGTAACACCTTCGCAGGTATCGCGATGAAGCGCTTCCGCGTCTACGTTGACCCGTACACCACGGGCAACTATATGACGATCGGCTACAAGGGAACTGGTCCTATGGACGCGGGCATCTACTACTGCCCTTACGTTCCTCTGCAGTTCAGCCGCGTTGTGAACCCGGATACCCACCAGCCGAACATCGCGTTTAAGACCCGCTACGCAATGGCGCAGAACCCGTTCTCTCAGGGTGTCGTCAACGGCGCAGTTGGTTCCATGAACGCCCTGGCGGCGCTGACCAAGGACTCCAACGTCTACTACCGCCGCATCATGGTCGACAACATCCTGTAAGGATGCGACCAAACTCCCGGTAAGAGGAGTCACTACGGCTTATCTCAAGGGACCCGCATAAAAACCGGGTCCCTTTTTTATTAAGAGGATGTGTACAAATTGTCTAATGAATCACTTGAAGCAATGATCAGTCGGCTCGATGAGCGCATCAAGAATTTGAGCGAGAGCATCAAGAAAGCCGGCGAAGACGAGACAGCTGATCTTAATGACATCCGTAAGAGCATGGATGATCTCGGAACCCGCCTCAAGACGATTGAGGACATGGCCACCCGCTACAAGGGTGGCTTCATCGCCGTCCTGTCGCTCGGAGGCATCATCGGTTGGATTGCATCCAACTTCGACTTCGTCAAAAATGTGATAACGTGGTTCAGAGGATCCTAATCGATGAAAAACTGGAAATGGCAGGATATTCTTGTCGGCCTCGCGCTAGCGTTTCTCATCGCTGTCGTCTTCAATAACTTTTTCATCGGGTCACATAAGAAAACAATAGACGCTGAGGTGGTGGCCCAGGAGCTCATCGATAAGCTGGCCAACGATAAGCAACTCGCCGATGACGTAGCCTCCACAGTCATCGAACGCCTGAACGAAGGAAAGATTCAGGACCAGGTTTCACCGGCGAGTCCAAAATCAGATGCCGATCCTCACTAACCAACCAGAGAACATCAATTATCTGCAGCAGACCGGTGGGCGAATGGTGCTCAAGCGGGCGCCGAATCTCATGTTCTTTCTGCAGACGGTGGACATCCCAGCCGTTCAGCTCAACGAAGCGACGTTCTACACGCAGCTTGACAGGATCCCTCTGCCGGGTGACATCCTCCGTCGCTCCACGCTTGACGTCACGTTCAAGGTGGACGAGGACCTTGTGAACTACAAGGAGATACTCAACTGGATGTACGGACTGGCCGAGCCGGATTCCTACGATCAGTACAAAGCTCTGGCGACTGAGGGTCGTGCGCACCGCGACGGTGTCATGTCAGACATCAACGTCATCATCGCCAACAGCGCCCAGAGGAACCACCAGGAGTTCCACTTCCAGGATTGCTGGCCGACAGCCATCGGCAATCTTCGGTTCACGACCAAGGACAAAGAGATTATTCCGCTGGACGTGGGCGTCTCCTTCATTTTCCGACACTTCACCGTCGTATCGTAATTTGACATTACACTAATTCTGTAGTACGATGCTCCTGCAACCAAAGGAGAATCACCATGATGTACGGAACCTTCCCCAAACACGCACCATTCGAAGATCGGTACGTGGTCATTGAAACCGATGACCCAAAGAACGCAATGCGCATGTTCATCCAGTCTTTCGGTCCCGGCCAAGTTGACAAGGTCTGGCCGGGAAAGGACAAGGAACACGCCAAAAACCTCACCCGACTCTGCAACGTCTACGAAATGCTCGGCACGGTTCGCACCAAGAACTGGGATCTTCATGATGAACGCTTTCCGAAGCGCAAGAGGGCTTGATCATGAAGCGCGGTAAGCTTAAAGAAGTGGACGTCACAAAGAAGAATCGGCCCGTGTACTGCGGACCGACTGTGGTCTCGGCCATCACCGGGGTTTCATCCGATAGAGTCACCCGATTGATGCTCAAGCAGAAGAAGCAGCGGTACATCGAAAGCTGCATGATCAACAAGGGACGCCTTGATTCATACGATCGCAAGCACCTTAAGCTCATGTACATCAAGGGCACCTATTGGAGTGAACTTGAGCGAGCCATCCGTCACTATCGGAAACGGTGGAGGTTTTCTGACATCACCCAGTGGATACGATCAACTTCGCCCAAGCCGATCAAGACTATAGAGGACTGGATTATCCTGGCCTCGCACTCGGGTGGGCCGAAAGCCAAGACCACTTATATCATTGACGCTGGCAATCACTGGGTCGTTCTAAGGGATGACACGATATGCGACACCCAGAGTCACGGCATCCCAACTCCCTACCACAAGCACCCGTGGCGTGGGCGCCACCTCAAGCACGTCTACAAAGTAACGGAGCTAGCAAAATAAAATACGTTCGACACGTAAGAGACCTAGCGTACTATGATTGCCCGTTGTTGATGCTTCTTGAAGAATTGGCAACGGGCGACAACTATTTTGCTTACATCATAGATGATGATAAGTATCTCTGCTTCAAAGTCCCTAGATACGTAGATACAACCGACTACATGATGCAAAACGAACTGTACGATATTATGGATTCCACCTACGAGTTTTACTGGC